GAGCAGGTTGATGAAGCTGGTATGTCTGCTTCTACGATCAAGCATAAAACCAATATTTCAAAGATGAGTCCTGAGGAGTTTGCTAACCATCCTCATTATAATAAAATGTCTGATAAAGAGCTACAGTCTATGGCTTGGAGACACGGCTACGGCGGACCAGGAACATCTGGTCATGACTACTATGTCAACAAGCGTAAGAAGGGTATGAACGAAGAAGTTGAGCAAGTTGATGAAGCTTCAAAAGAAGACGATGATAAAGTAAAAGAATATATTGAAAAGGGCGGTAAGGTTACGGTTGGTAAACCAAGATCTGCTAAAGGTATTTCTTATATGAAGAATATGTCAAGACATAAGGGTAGCTCACCAGCTGCTAAAATGGCATATAAAGAAGAGGTAGATCTTAAGGAAAAAAAACTACCTTCAATGCATATTTACGTTAATCCAATTGGTGGTGGTAAACATGAAGTATTCAATATGAGTCATGATGTAGACGCAGACCATCCATCCAAACCAGGTATACCACTAGAGCCTGGCCATATTATTTCTGATGGTGATGTTAAGAAGCTACAGGATAGTGGACATACAATTGCCCATGAATCAGAAATGGAAGAAGAAGTAAATATTATAGCTGAACTATCCGAACTAAGATCATTACTAGGTGTTGATCCAAATGTACAGTCTATCAACGAAACATTTGAGTATGATGACATGCTTTCGATTCTAGCTCTAGTATCTGACACAAATAAGGAAATGGAAATTTTCTTCGAAGAGAGTGAAGAAGGTTTGGTAATTGATAAAGAAATTGCTGATATTCTACTTAATGTATATGAAAATTTAGATGAAGAAAGTCAAGAAAAGTTTGAAGCAGCTCTAACACTATCAAACGAAAGCTTTGATTATTGCGTTGATTTTTGTTCAGAAGTTCTAAAAGAAGAAGACGAAAATGAACATAATTAAGGGCTTAGCAAATCAGATTACACTAACAACTGCTAATACAGTTTACGATGCATCTTGTGTATTTGTATCTGCTATTAATGCAGCGGTATTAACAGTAGCTAACTCGTCTGCTACTATTTGTACGTTTACTATTCCTGCTAACCAATACATATTCGTACAAAAGAATTCAACAGATACACTTGCTGCTAACGTAGCTGTATATGCTACTAAAGCGGCTTTCAGAGGCTAAAATGAAACTATTTACCGAATTAAACGAAGAAGTTTCTTTCATTACTGAAATGGAAGAGTCAGGAAAGAAGGCTTTCTATATTGAAGGTATTTTCTTGCAAGGTAATATTAAGAACCGTAACGGGCGTATTTACCCTGTACCTGTTCTTGAGAAAGAAGTTTATCGTTATATCGATAATAATGTAAAAACTAGTCGCGCTTATGGTGAGCTTGGCCATCCAGATGGTCCAAATATTAACCTTGAGCGCGTATCACATATGATTAAGAGTCTTTGTAAAGAAGGTAATAATTTTATTGGTAAGGCAAAGATCCTAGAAACTCCTTATGGTATGATTGTACGTAATCTACTCGCTGAAGGCGCTGGTATTGGTGTGTCTTCTCGCGGTATGGGTTCGCTTAGGGAAAATAGAGAAGGTATTATGGAAGTACAAGATGATTTTCATCTTGCTACTGCAGCAGATATTGTAGCAGATCCGTCCGCTCCAAATGCTTATGTTCGCGGCATTATGGAAGGTGCTGAGTGGGTTCTTGACTCAGTATCAGGTAGTTGGAGAGCACAAGAACTAGTACATGAAGCTAGAAAAGCAGGTAAGATTTTGTCTGAAGAACAGAAGCTAAAGCTTTTCAATAAAGTACTTTCCAATTTAATAAACAAATAAATAAACATAAGATTTCGGAGGAAAATTAATGCCTAAGTCACAAAAGAAAGTAGAAGAGCAGGTTACAGAGCTCGACGAAGCAACAGCTGCTGCGGCCACTCTAGCGCCTGATTCAAATCCAGCCGATGGTAAGTCCAAGGCCGGTATGATGGCTGACGTTATGGGTGCCATGAACGGCATGAAGAAGTCTGATCTAGTCGACTTTTTCAATCAAGCCATGGCTCAGTTCGGCCCCAATAAGTTCCCTGGAGCTGACGCTGCTGGTAAGACAGCTCAGAATCAGGCTTCTATTAAGGCGAAAGCTTCTGTAAAGGAAGACGTCGAAGATATGTTCGATGGTGAAGAGCTAACAGAAGAGTTCAAGACAAAGGTTGAGACAGTATTCGAAGCTGCTGTTAATGCACGTCTAGAAGTAGAAACTGCTCGTCTCGAAGAAGAGCAGGAAGTAAAGTTTAATGAGCTAGTCGAAGCTCATAAGGTTGAACTATCTGAAAAGGTAGACGAATATCTTTCATACGCTGTTGATCAGTGGGTGCAGGAAAACAAGATTGCTCTAGAAAATGGTCTAAAGCTCGAAATCTTCGAGAACTTTATGACAGGTCTAAAGAATCTTTTCCAAGAAAATAATGTATCAATTCCTGATGAGGAAGTTTCTCTCGTTGGTGAACTAGAAGCTAAGGTTGAAGCTCTCGAAGCTCGCGTAAACGAAGAAATTGAAAAGAATATTAGCCTTGTAAAGGTTAATGAAGATCTCGAAAGAGAGCGTACTTTCAGAGAAGTTTCTGAAGGTCTCGCTGTTAGTCAAGTAGAAAAGTTACAAACTCTAGCTGAGAATATTACCTATGGTAGTACAGAAGAGTACGCTTCCAAGCTTGCTATTATTAAGGAAACTTACTTCTCCAAGAAGCCATCTCGCGTAGTTTCTGAGGAAGTAGTTGGTGTTGATGAATTGAGTGAAGACAAAAATAATGCACCTGTAACCGGGCAAATGGCTGTATATGCACAAGCTATTTCCAGATCAATCAAAAACGTATAACTTATAAATAAAGTTAAAGCTAAAGGAGACACGTTAAATGACTTCATATCTTAATGAAGAAGTACTAAGCAAGTGGAAGCCAATTCTAGAGCATGAAGCTCTACCCAAGATTGGTGATTCCCATCGTCGCGCAGTTACAGCTGTTCTACTAGAAAACACCGAAAAGGCACTCGCTGAAACACGCGGTTATGCCCCTCAGTCACTTCTAGAAGCCGGCGTACCTGGCAACCAGACAGGCTCATCTATCGACAACTACGATCCAGTATTGATTTCACTAGTTCGTCGTACAATGCCAAATCTTATCGCGTATGACATCTGCGGCGTTCAGCCAATGACAGGTCCAACAGGCTTGATCTTCGCGATGCGTTCACGTTATGCCAACCAAGCCGGTACAGAAGCTTTCTATAATGAAGCTAACACTGGTTTCTCTGGTCAGGCCTATATGGGCGTAGCCAACACAAACCTCGGTCTTGCTAACGGTAACGTTGGTAATGCTGGTGCCCCAACAGGTAACTCTGAAACATTCAACTTCGGTGGTGGTGCTACTACTGCTAAGTCAGAACAGCTCGGCGCTTCTGGCAACACAGCGTTCAACGAAATGGCATTCTCAATCGAGAAGGTCACTGTAACAGCTAAGGCACGTGCGCTAAAGGCTGAATATACACTAGAACTTGCTCAGGACCTAAAGGCAATTCATGGCCTAGACGCTGAGACAGAACTAGCCAATATTCTTTCTACAGAAATTATGGCCGAAATCAACCGTGAAGTTGTTCGTACAGTAAACCTAACAGCCGTTCGTGGTGCCAACTCTGGCGTTACAACTGCTGGTACTTTCGACCTCGACACCGATTCAAACGGTCGTTGGATGGTAGAAAAGTTCAAGGGTCTAATGTTCCAGATCGAGCGTGAATCTAACCAGATTGCTCGTGACACCCGTCGCGGTAAGGGTAACCTATTGATCTGCTCTTCTGACGTAGCTTCTGCTCTTCAGATGGCCGGTGTACTAGACTATGCCCCTGCTCTAAACTCCAACAACCTACAGGTTGATGACACAGGTAATACTTTCGCCGGTGTACTAAATGGCCGCGTTCGCGTCTATGTTGACCCATATGCCACATCTGGCAACTACATGACAGTTGGTTATAAGGGTTCATCTGCATTCGATGCCGGTCTCTTCTACTGCCCATATGTACCTCTACAGATGGTACGTGCGGTTGGTGAAGATAACTTCCAGCCTCGTATTGGCTTCAAGACTCGTTATGGCATGGCACCAAATCCATTCGCCAAGGGTGCGACAGAAGCTGATGCCAATGCAGCTCTCGAGCAGAACGTAAACGTCTTCTATCGTCGCGTTCTAGTATCGAACCTAATGTAATAAGATCCCGGTTAACGGGACTTACTCGAGAGAGGGCCTTCGGGCCCTCTTTTTTTGTTCGGATAAATATAGTATAACTAGAGAAAGAATATCATGAGCGATTCCTTTATTACTAATACTAACTTTCTTCCTTTAATCAATTTTAAGTTTGGTATTAAAAAGCTACCTACTACTTCTTTCTTTATTCAGTCTGTAAACATTCCAGGTATCAAGCTGGGGTTTGCAGAAATACCTACTCCTTTTATTAAATATCCAATTCCAGGCGATCACGTACAATTTAGTGACTTTACTATGACATTCAGAGTTGATGAAGATATGAAGAACTATCTGGAAATTTATAACTGGATAGTACAGCTAGGCTTTCCAGATAACTTTGATCAGTATAAGCTCATTGATGGTAAAAGTGCAACTACTGGTGAGGGAAAAGTATCGGATGGCACGCTCGAAGTACTCAATAGTGCCAAGACTCCCAAGATCCTAGTTACTATTGTTGATATGTTTCCACGCTCCCTTTCTGATATTGTGTTTGATACTCGCGATACGCAGAACAGCTACGCGGAAGCAACTGCGGTATTTAAATTAAGGAAGGTACAAATAAAGTACTTGTAATTTCCGCGAGATGGTATATAATAGGGTTGTGCCCTTGATATACTATAGGAAGGTTTTGTTATGACTCTCGAAGAGATATTCGCTCACTGGGAAAAAGACTCTAAGATCGATCGAAGTGATATAAGCCAGGAAAGTATTAAAGTACCTGAGCTTCATCACAAATATATGAAAATTTATACTCCAGAGTCGCTGCAGCTTAGAAAGCTTAAGCAAGAATATAAGTCTCTGTATAAGCTCAAATGGGAATATTATCTTGGTATTATGGACTATGATACCATGAAAGAGCTAGGATGGGAACCAATCTCACTTAAGATCCTCAAGCAAGACGTCGATATATACATCAGCAGTGATAAAGACTTACAGGCTATTAATAATAAGATAGCCATTCAAGAGGAAAAGACAGCTGCTCTTGAATCCATGATTAAGATGATATCTACGCGTAATTATACTATTAAAAATTATATCGATTTTGAGAGATTTCAAGTGGGAGCGTAATGGATAAGATTCAGGTACACAAAATAAACGAAGTCTATATGAGAGTAACTGGAGATCCTCACATTGAGCAGGAACTCTCAGACTTCTTCAAGTTCGATGTACCTGCAGCAAAGTTCATGCCGCAGTTTCGTAAGCGTATGTGGAATGGTTTTATCTTTCTCTACTCGCTTAAAACGAAACTAATATACTCTGGATTACACGAGCATCTAAAGCTCTTCTGCAAAGAACGTGATATACAAATAGAGTACGTATCAGAAGTTAATACACCCATCGACTTTACTACTAATGAAGCAGAGAAGTTTATATCACTAATAAATCCTACACGTGTACCCAGAGACTATCAGCTAGAAGCTTTTACTCATTGTGTTAAGAATCATAGAGCTCTAATACTATCACCTACCGGGTCAGGCAAGTCATTCGTCATATACTTACTATCAAGATTATATTCGTTCAATAAAACACAAAGAAAAGTGCTGATTATAGTACCTACTATATCTCTCGTGCATCAAATGGCAAATGACTTTTCTGACTATGGCTATAACATTGATAATATTCATAAAATTACTGCTGGAGAATCAAAAGATACGAATAAACCCATAGTTATTAGTACTTGGCAATCTATCTTTAAAATGCCGAAAAACTGGTATAATCAGTTCAAATGTGTGGTTATTGACGAAGCTCACCTAGCCAAAGCCAAGTC